CCTATCTATTGTAGATTGTTTAAGCTTTGGCTTTACCTTACCGCTTTTTATAAATTCTTTGGATAACTCTACAGATGTCCCGACAAAACTATCGGATACAAATTTATCAATTAACTTAGGCATATCACTGGCAAGTTCGCCGAAATCAACCCCGACTCTTATCTCTAACTTCATTCCAGAAATCCTCCCCTAATTTTTTCGCTTCAAAATATTTATCTTGGTATTGAAGAATAATCTTCTCGACCTGTCTTTCCCCCCAAGCGACTGGGTTCTCAATGATTTCTTTGATATTTCCTTCTAAAATTACCTCAATATCATTGATTTTGTCCAGCTTCCTGACGGAATTGAGCAAAGATTGACTGTTTTGATTCGCTTTCGTTTGTTTTTCTATTGGCATCTATTATTCCTTGTGCTTGTTCTTCGCTTAAATCTTTATTATCTCTAACCATGATCTTGGCACGGGTAATTAAATTCTGTTCTAAGCTGAATTGGTCTTTCGTGATTTGATCTTGAACTGTCGTCGGGTATTCCACTTCTTCAAAATCAATTCCGAAATCTTCAGGTAACATAAATCCGTTATATTCTGCAATAACTCGTTCAACATCATAGAAATCTTTTTCATATAATCTCCATAGTGCTATATCATCAAAATAATCTTCCTTACGCTCAAGGTCTTTAATCATCAATGAAATACCTGATGGTACTTCACCGCCTGATTCTGCCCATTGAATCCATAAATGATTATTAGATGCGACGAGTTCGATTTGAAATTTAATATTGTTTATAGCTTCGGCAACATTCCCACTTGGTGAGGTGATGTGATATTCACCCTCATCACCCATATCGAGAATTTCATTAGAACCTGTTCTCATAGATTGTTGGTCACTCCGCATCCCTCTAACCCAAGGCTGTCCAAACATATTGAATCTCATACCAAGATTCATTTCCGTAAGACCAATGTTCACCTGCTCGTTACAATTAATGATGTCACTTGCACCCTCTACGAAAAAAGAGTCGATTTGGTCTTCTCTGTGGGTAAAAACGAATGGTAGAACACCATAGGGGTTCTCAGATTCTTCTAATACCTTACCATCCTCATCAAGCACGGCATATTTCTCTGCATCCCAATATCCCCATTGCAACCCTACCGTATTGGATAAATCTGATGTTTTATTTAATAGTGGGTATATAATGGCTTCTGGTTTGAATGGGTTGTCACCAAAATATGTCTCAAAGTAATAAATTGGTCGATAATCAAATTTTCCATCATTCCAGAACACTCTATTAGCAATAGTCCCTAAAAGTCGTGTCATTCTTTCGGAATGTTTCATCCTTACATCTTTTGTGGGGATTAATGAATTGTACATCTCAGTAGCTTTACCCACGGTTCGTTTCGCACCTAATGTGTATATTCTACTTATCTTATTTATAAATTTTCGGGTAAAATTTGTGACAGATGGTGGAATCTCCCCAAAAGCCTCCCCTGAAAAATACGATTTGATGTACGAATCGGTAGAAGTCCCTGAATAATAGTCCAGAAACTTTCTTATTTCCTCTCTTTTAGCCTGAGAGTTCATAAGTTTCGCCTCTGTTAGCTTATCTCTAATTAATTGCTCAATCATCTTTGAATCCTTTTCATTGTTTTGTTTTTCATCGGAAAGCGATTAGTAATAAAATATCTAAAAGCATCATTCCCGTGATCGTGATAACCATCTTTAATTGGTTCTTCTTTTATTGGTTTGCCATCTTCGGTCTCTGGATAGCGATATTCTTCAAAATCTTGTATAACATCTGTACATTTTTTATCTACATGGATTCTTCTTGACCCATCTGCACTTGAAAAGAATCCCCTCGCATAAGACACACTTGATGTGATATTGCGACTTAATCTATCTCTCATACATAAAATCCTTATACCACTCCTTCTGAATATTTCCATATCTCCTGCCCCAGACTGTCCCTGAACGCTTGAACCAGCAGGGTCTCCATAGTACGAAGTAACGGGATAGCCTTTAATCTTAATCATTTTGATTAAATCTTCTGTTTTTATATTTTCTTTGTGCAAAATAGAATCGAAAACCCTAATATGTTCAGTATCCCCCATCCATTCGGTCTGAATAAATAAAACTGCGGGCATTCTGTAGCCAAAATCAATAGAACAGTAAGTGGGAAGGTTGGCATCATAGTGGAAGTCACCAACATCCAATTCCCTATCGAAATCCCAGACTTTGCCCTGAAATATCGAAAATTCAGCACCAAATTCCTGTCCAAATAATTCTTTTGACATATTTCTCTTACGTTCAAGGATAGCAGGGTCTTTAAGTCCGAGAGGGAACTCATGCTGATTCACCCATGATGGGGCAGAATGACTTTCCCATTCATTGTCTTTCTCTCCGAGCTTGTATAAATCGTAAATCCAATTCCTTCCTTCGGGAGTTGTAATAAATATTACTTTCCCTTTTCTACCTGCAACTGTTGGTGATAGGTACATATCCCAAATTTTCTTATTCATTTTAGCCACTTCATCAATAACGAGTAAGTCCAAGCCTTCTCCGACAAGAGAATCTGGATTATCGGCAGACATTCCTTCTACGGTAGTCCCCCACTTAAACTTGATGAACATATCTTTCTCAGAGGAACGTACAATATCTTCAGGGTGTCCAATAACCATTCTCTGCCAGATTTCCCTAAAAATTAGCCTTGCTTTCTTATAGGACATCCCAACAACCCAAATCCTCTTGTTCGGCTGAGATGCTGTATAGGTGGCTTCCATAGCACTCGCCCAAGTTTTCCCAAATCTTCTCCCACAGACCATAACATGGAATCTGGAATCAATCTTTTCTGGATAATGTAGGGATAATTGCCCATTATGCGGGGTGTATCCAAGATATTCAAACCACTTTCTTTTAAAGTCGTAATTTTTTTCTTGCATTATACTTAAAACTAATGTACATTATAGTATCTATTTAATGCAAGACTTTACTTGCCAATCTTAAAAACTCACTAAAGAGGTCAAAATGTCAGAAGAAAAAGTAGCAGAATCCGTCGATACAGACGTAAAAATGGACGAAGGGACAAAACCCGAAGAAAATGGTATACCCCGTTCAAGGCTTAATGAGGTAATTGAAGATCGTAATAGCTTACGAGAACAATTAAAAGCTTATGAACTAAAAGAAGAAGGTGCTAAGAAGGAAGAACTCGCTAAACAGGAGAAATGGCAGGAATTAAATGCTGAACTTCAAAAAGAAGTTGATTCTTATAAACCTTTCAAGGATAAATATGATGACTTGGATGGTAAAATACGAGGAGAAGCCTTGAGCAAACTTTCTGAATCTAAACAAGAAAAATTCAAGAATCTTAGTACGGCTGATTTGCTAAACGTAGTTGATGAATTATCTATAAAACCAAACCCACCTGACGGTGCTGGTACGGTTGATACTAAAATATCGAAAGATGTTTGGAAAGACATGGATATGAAAGAAAGACGTAGTAATTGGTCTGCAATATTGGATTCTTATAAAAGATAGGAGTCATTAAATGGCTAACGTAACCGTAACCACTGGAGCAAATTTTATCCCCGAAATGTGGTCTAACGCAATTTTAGATTACGCTGAAGCAAAATTCAGCCTAAGAAATCGTGTATCAGACTTTTCGAGTATGCTTGCTGGAGGTGGAGACATTTTACATATCCCAAAAGTAACAGAAGAAACTGCCGCCGCTAAATCAGCAGATACAGCAGTGACTTATTCTGCTAACACAGACGGCAAAATCGACCTTACTGTAGACCAACACCACTACGAAGCTAAACGCATCGAAGACATCGTGAAAGTCCAAGAAAGTGCCGATTTATTTTCAATGTATGCCCGTTCAATGGGTTATGCTATTGCAAAGAAAGTTGAAAACTACATTGCAGTAGATACAATACAATCCGCAACTGGTAACGATACCGCACTTGGGACAGATAACCAACTAACTTCTGCTTTATTGCGAAGTGGCTTGGTAAAGCTGATGAGTGCTAATTTCGATTACTCTGATGGCGATACTTTCCTTTATGCTTCACCTGAAGTATATTCCTACTTACTCGGTCTTGATGAGTTTGTTCACTTCGATAAACGTGGTGACGAAGCTGGTCAGGTTTCTGGAAAAGTAGGTGCTGTATATGGAATGCCAGTCCATGTCAGTGTAGATTGGGACGATGATGGTGGAACTGGTGATGAAACAGCTTCGATTTTTAATCGTGAATCTGTTTATTTCGCAATGCAAATTGCCCCACGGGTTCAAAGTTCTTATGATATTGATTACTTGGCAACTTCCGTAGTTGCTGACGTACTTTTCGGGACTGCTTTGTCCAAAAGTGCAAGTTCAGCTTCATTGGGAATTGTTAATTTCACTAATCCGTAGTAGATAGTTAATAGGGCGGTTGGGGAACTGACCGCCCATTACTTGGAGATAAAATGATATATTTTACAGATAAAGATGGGAACGTGATAGGAAAAGTCGCCCCAACACCAGAACAAAAGAAGAAATATTTAAAGGATGGTTATAAAGAGTGTGATGAGGGTGGCAAAGTTAAGAAAGCCAAGAAGGCTAAAAAGAAGTGAAAAGATTTGATTACTGGTGCGATTTCTGTAATCATAAATTCGAGGAAATTATTACCTCAGATATGATTGCCAGATGCCCAAAGTGCAAAGACGAAAGGGTTAAAAGATTAATTTCTGCACCAACAATCATAAATACAATATCGGATTCAAAATTAAGGGAAAGTTTGTCCGACGATTTTTATTAAAAATTAGAACGAGGTAGCTATGAGAAAGCCCTGCTCGGTAAGCTACTGGGAGTAACAAGATGGCTAAAAGAGAAAATTCACATTCAGTAGTAGAAGCTCTGAATACAGAAACGTCGGCACAGTACGACAACCAATCAGCATTAACAGTTTCAACAACAACAGTAACAACATTAGTCGGTAAAGACTATTCTCATGTATACCTACAGCCCGATAATAGTGTTTATTTCACATGGGCTACATCTGATTCAGATGCCATAAACACATCAAATAATCACTTTATACTCGGTGGGTCAGATATTTATATTTTAAGAATCCCCCAAGGAATAGGTGCTACAGTGTACCTTCAGTTACAACGAAAAGGCGGGACAGATGCAACCGTCAGAATGACGTTGGCATAAGATGTTATCGGGAGGTTTGATTGAAAAGGTCGGCACGGTTGAGGCTGGCGGTACAATAACAGGTGATTTAGTAATAGAAGGGGATTTGACTGTTGAGGGTTCCTCAACTTATACATACGATGAATTAGTACAAGGCGGGCTTGTAATAGACACTACAGACACCGAAGCTCTCCTAATAAGGAAATCAAGTGACGGTGGTGATGTATTCACGATTGATACGTCTGGTGAGACTGTACGGATAAATTCACATGATGGGTCATCCAAAGGTCTAAAACTTGGTGCTACACTTGTAACATCCACAGCAAGTGAATTAAATATACTCGATGGGGCAACTTTATCGACAGCTGAATTAAATTATGTCGATGGAGTGACTTCTGCCATACAGACACAAATGGATTTAAAATCACCGTTAGCGAGTCCAACATTTACAGGTACTATCACTGTTGGCAGTGCATCATTGAGTGAAGCTGAATTAGAAATATTGGATGGTGCTACTTTATCGACTTCTGATCTGAATATTTTAGATGGGGTCACAGCAACAACAGCAGAATTAAATTACCTTGATATTACAACCCTTGGTACTGTAGAAGCATCAAAAGCTATAACAGCAGATGCTTCTGGCAATATTGATTTTAATAATGGGAACATGACGAATGTCGATATTGATAGCGGTGCGGTTGATGGTACAAATATTACAGTTGGCAGTGGGAAAACATTAGATGTTTCTGGAGGAACATTTACTCTTGCAGATGACCAAATTAGTGGTGATAAGATTGACGGTGGGACTATATCCGTATTTACCTCTACTGGGATTGATGACAACGCATCATCAAACGCTCTAACAATAGACTCATCTCAAAATTTAGCATTAACATCTGGAACCCTTACAGTTTATAGTGAAATAAATACTGGTGCTGGTAATAGAGATATTCATTTAAACCCACATGGGACAGGTGAAGTATCTGTTACCGCTACATTAGATGCTACTGCTTTGAAAATTGGAAGCACACTTGTTTCCTCAACGGCAACAGAACTAAATCTACTTGATGGTATTACTGCTATTAAAGATGAAGATACTATGTCGTCAGATAGTGCTACATCTCTTGCTACGCAACAATCAATTAAAGCATACGTAGATGCAGTCACCACTTCATTAAACGCTCAAGACTTAGATTTCCAAGGAGATTCAGGCGGGGCATTAAATATAGATTTAGATACAGAAGTTTTAGATATTGCTGGCGATGGTGCTGGTATTACTACAGCGGGGAGTTTGAACCAAATAACTATTAGCGGAGATCACGATTCATTAACTAATTTCGTAGCAAATGAACACATTGATCATTCAGCGGTAAGTGTATCTGCTGGAGGTATTTTATCTGGCGGTGGAACGATAGCTTCTAATAGAACAATTACATTGGCAAGTTCAGATGTTGTACATGATAGTACAACTGGATTTGTAGCCAATGAGCATATAGACCATACCGCAGTTACTCTAACTGCTGGGGATGGGTTGAGTGGTGGTGGCGACATTTCTGCAAATAGAACCTTTGCGGTTGATCTTAATGAATTGACCACCGAAACAACTATTGCGGATGCAGATTTTATTGCTATGGTAGATGCTACAGATAGTGGTTCGGGTAAAATTACCTTTGAGAACTTAGAAGATGCAATATTCTCCTCAGTTAGCGGAGATGTATTGATTACTGAAGCTGGGGTAGCCAGTATTCAAGC